ACCTTCACTTCTTGCCGAAAGCCTGCGTGCCAAACCAGAAGGCAATGATTGACGACAGTATCAGCATCTCGTCATCTGAGAACACTTCAGCCATTGCAGCGGCAAACGGCACGCCTGTGTTGTAGGCGTACCAAACACCTGCAATGTTGATAGCGACCAGTTCCAGCACAAAGATGTAGGTCACAACCGGACGCACCGACGCACGCAGGTTAATCATCCATTGGGATGCGCCTTTGCCAATCTCAACGTCGTGGCTATACAGCGCCTGACGTTCCTCGGCAGCAGTCTGCGTTTGGATTTGCTCCAGTTTGATTTCCTCAACCCGTGCCTGTGCAATAAACCCACGCTCTGCGAGGGCTAGTTCGCGCTCTTTCTGAGCGGCAACAAGGGCAAGTTCGTGCTTTTTGTCCTGCCGGTCTTGGAAAATCTCAAGAATCTTAGGAAGGCCGCCTGCGAGAAACGACAGGAACGTGCTGATCATCGTCATCATTTGTTGCGTTCCTCAAGCAATTTGACCCGCAGTTGCAGGTCGTAAATCTTATCTAGCAACTCTTCTTTCTGCTTCTGGCGATTAGCGGCGCTAATGGGGCTGTCCGTTGGTACGCCCTCTGGCGTAATCAGAGCGGGCATCTTGCCTTCTATGGCGATCAGGCGATTGTTGAACGATGTGATCTCCGACAGCAGCCAGCCTACAGCGGCCAACAACACCGGGAACAACATATCGACAATCTTCTGCATGTTCATTACTTGTCGGCCTTTTCGTCCAACTTGTCCCAGATGCGGGTCAGGATTTGCTCAATACGCTCTAAGGCGGACTTGTAGTCATCGCGGCGCACAAACTGGTGCATCATCTCTTTGTGGTCACGCTGAAGGTTCTCTAGGCTCGTCGTAATCGAGCGCAGCGTCCATCCGGCAAATGCCGCAGCCACAGTCATCGCAATGTTAAAAGCCGCCTGATAGTCCACGTCACTTCTCCGAAAGCGCCTGCGTGGTGACAGCCCGCAGCACGAGGTTTGCCAAAGCGCCGACCATTAGGATCGCCGCAGCCACTTCCTGCCCCCACAGCACGGTCATGTGACCGCCCATCAGTTCAAGGCCGCCAAGGACGGCAAGCAGGACATTCCACCAAACAGTCTTAGACTTGAGTGCGCCTTGCAGCATGTTACGGCCTCATCTGGTTAGCGGAGGCAGGGGCAAGTCGGTTGCGCGGTTCGGCTGTTGCCTGAGCCTGCGATGCTTGCGCTACCTGACCGACAAAATTGTTCCAAGTGTTGACGTCCTTAAACTGACGAAGAACGGCGTTTCGATCACTTGTCGATAGCGAGTCAAGCACGCGATTAAACTCACGGCCAGACTGCGCTGCGTTAATGATCTCATCCATAGTCTTGCGACTAAGTTTGGCTTCAAGCGCCGAAACGACCTCATTAAGCGCCGTTGAGATTCTGCTAAAGAAGGGAAACCTAACTCGCACGCTTTCTTCTTCGCGGATTCGAGCGAGTTTTGCAGCGCCTTCTTTTGCCTCTTCAGCAGCCTTGATGTCCAGCCCAAGGCCTCGCTCAATCTTGTTAAGCAATGCCTTATCGTTTTTAAGAATATCGTCCATTTGATAGCGCTTGGACTTAAGAACGCGCTGAACCACCTCCGGTGACTCATCCCTAAGTATGGTCAGAATTCTATTCTGAGATGCCGTATTCCCTTTTTCGTAAAGAGATCGGATGCGATTAGCCAATCGAGCATCTTCAATGTCGATCATTCCGGCCTCAAAAGTGTTTAAGTATTTTTTAAACCCTTCTCCGCCAGCGTCTTCCATTGCTGTATCAAGTTTGTCTCTCAAATTACCAAGAATTTGCGATACGTAATTGTTTCGAGACTTTGCATCAATGCTTGGGTTGAGTTCGGTAATTGCATTGTTGATCGCAGACTTGCGAATTTCATACAAATCAGTTGGATCAATCTTGCCGACAAATCTGCCTGACAAATCAGTAACGTCTGGCTTGCCCGTCGCATTAACAATCTTGTCTTTAACCTTCTGAACAACCTTAGTCGCAAAGTCGTCGTTTCGGACGCTTGGACTTTGCAAAACGTTGTCAATTGCAAACACCAATGGCGTTGGATCAACAGGTGCAGCCTCTGAAAGAGCCTTCTCACGCATGGGAGTCGTCTTAATATTAAGAGCCTTTTTGGCTTTTACCTCAGCGGCTTTTGCGGCAGCAGACGTTTTTCCGCCAGCAATCTTTGCTAAGTCATTGATAATTTCGTCCGACTCAGCCTTTCGGAAAGCGTTAGCGACGCCAGTGGGGTTTAACTGCTCTGCTTCTGCCAGCAACGCCTGAAGAACAGGCAAATCTTGTTGCGCCGCAATACGGCTTGCAGGCGCATCCGGCTCTGCCGCCATCAATTGACGCAATTGATTAACTTCGTCGCCAATCGTCGCACGAACAAGTTGGTTTGCTCTTACATCAGCCAAACGCCCTTGAATAGCGTCTGCAATATATCCAGCGCCTTTAGCAACTACTTTGGCTACAGGCGGGAAAAGAACAGAAACGGCTGTACCCGCAGCAGCGCCAGCGCCAATGTCTTCGGGTTCAACTAATCCCGCAGCCGCGCCGCCTGTAACTCCGCCGCCAACCGCACGAGTCAAAACCCTCGTTCCACGGCCAGCAGTGGCAGGAAGTCCGGTTTTAAATCCGCCAGTTTCTAGCGTCGTGGCTATAGGAGTGGCAAAACGTTGGACAGCAGGAGCGGCAGCGGCACCAGTGCGAATAAACGCGCCAAGCGCTGGGCCTACAGCCAAGCCGCCGGTAAACGCAGCGACCTGACGAACTGCCTCTTGGCGTTCTTGCGGCGTCATTCCGGTTTCAGCAACTTGCGCTCGGAAACCAGTCGCACGGTCGCCAACGTCTGCCAATGACGGCATGCGGCGCTGCGGAATTTCCGTTTGCGCGGCAACAGGTGCCTTTATGTTAGCGGCAATCTCGTCAATTTCGGAGTCGGTTAACGGCTTATCAGCCCTAATCTTTTTGCCTTCTATTAAATAAGTAGGCATTTTACTCCTCCAAAATTTGGTATGACGTTCCGATTGATGTTGTGGCTACTTTGCCACTAGCGTCAGTTGACCTTCGTTTAGACGGATCGCCGCGAACGTTACGAGGTCTTCCGCTTCGATAAGCGTAAGTTTCGTTATAAGCGTTCGTAATGTTTTCTTTAGCAAACTCTAAGTCTGAAATGTAATCATCCAGTCTTTGCTGGAGAGTCTCTTTAGGCTGAGATTGATCTAGTGCGCCAACGCTGTTACGCAACAAGTTTGTATCTTGGTTAGATACGTTACCTAACGCGCCACCAGTTTCAGAAGCGGCTCGTAATTGCGTAAGGCTGGTTAAAGTTCCTTTAGCCAGCAAGTTGTCATACAAACTTTGTGCGGCAGTGGACGTACCTCGAATGCTGCCGACTCTTCCTTCAATTCCGCCGGTAATAGAATCCAAACCCGGATGGTCGCGCAACTCCTTAGCAGTTTCGATTTGTTTATCAATATCACGAGTTGCGCTTCTAAGCGCACTAGTAGCCTTTGGATAAAGTTCTTCGCGTTTAGCGCGAACCTTCGGCGGCAACTCAATTGCCGTGCCAGCAATGTTGGCAGGGTCTTTGGGACCGCCGGGAATAAACTCAAGATTTCCGGCTTCTGTCCACCGGTAACCTTCAGGTGGCTTTTCTCTTTTTGGACCACCCATTGCATCTCGTTCACGAATTCCAACTTCGCGCTCTGAAACGCCAACTTGTCTTTCTTGAACGTTGGCAATACGCCCGCGCAATTCAAAGTCCAATTGATCCTTAAGAGGAATTAAAGACTGCAACTGACTTTGAAGGTATGCAGGATCACGGGTCGTTGGAACGCCCGTCATATCAAATCCACGAGCCTTCGCTGTTTGATAAGCAATTGCGTAGGACTTATCGTCCTTTTCGCCAAATCGCAATATCCCAATTAATTCACCCAACTTTTCTCTTGCAGCCGCTCGCTCCGCTTGTTTAGCCTGAAAATCGTATTGGCCCAACTGTGCGCCTTGGGCAGCCATAGCAAGGCCTTGCGGGCCAAATTTCATTAGCGCCGCTTGCCCTTCTGGGGTTCTAATGTCCAGCCCGCCAGCCAGAGCGTTTTGAATCTTCTGCTGCTGCTCTACTTCAAATGCACGTTCCATTTCTTGCTGGCGTGCAAGTTGGTTGGCACGGCCAAGTTCTCGACCCTGCACATACGAGCCAAGAATGTTGACCGGCTCGATTTGAGTTGCGCCTATGACTGCCATGTTAGAACCCCGGAGGTGCGGGCAAAGTTACGGGAGTGGTGGTCGGAACATACGGATTGATTACCGTCAACGATCCGCGTGGAACATACCCAGTTCCGGCGCTGCCGCCGGGCGAACCAAAGTAGCCACCTTTATACATTCCATATCCCATTGCAGCCTGACCGAGCGCGTTGCTCAAAGCGTTAGCCTGACCCATATAGCCAGATGCACGAGCCTGAGCAGATTGGTTCATTAGGTTGCCGACATTGGCGCCCATTTGACCGGCTTGCCCGGCAATCTGTTGGGCAGAAGCCTGACCAGCGCCATACAGACTCCCAAGCGTTCCAAGTCGGGTGCCCAACTGAGCCTGAGCGCGGTTAAACGCGTTCATATATTCCTGCGAACCCATCTCCTGCCCAAAGCGTTGTGCGCCCTTTAGCATAGAACCCGACAGCAGCCCGCCGCGAGCGGCAGCAGATCGCTCTAGCGCCTTCTGGCCTTCCGACAAGCGGAACGCATAACCGGGGTCCATTTGCAGGTCTTCCGGTCGGTAGCCGCGAGTCAGCATCCCGTAGTCGGCAGCAGAAGCGTCACCGCCAATACCCAGCAAACGCATCAGTTCGTTTTGCGAGGAAATGCCAGCCTGACGAAACGGCTCCTGCAGTTCCATCTGCTTTTCAAACATCTCGCGTTGTAATTGAGCGGATTGGTCAGCCGCTTTTGACTGTGCTTTAGCGGCCTTGCTTGCGCCCCTAGCGGACGCTGCGCCACCAACCAATGCACTACCAATAATTGCTGTTTCGATGCCCATGTTAATGGCCTCTTACGAACATGCCGTCGTGTTGAACAAATCCCAATCTTTCCAATACGCCGTGCATGTATTCATGCCCCGGAGTTACCTTTGTCGTAATACGATCTTTTGCAAATAGTTTCGACAAGATGCCTTTGGTTGCCCATTTACGGCGCCATTCCGGCAGTACCGAAACATGCAGTTCGTCGCCGTTAAAATACGCCGCACCAATACATTTGTCATCTCGAATTATGGCCTTAACTTCCCAATCCTTAAGGGCTTCTGCGTACGCCTCAAAGGAAACCGGATTGGTCCAATCGGTCGCTTGATAACCGACTTGCAAGGCTAGTTCTCGATTGTCGGCTAGGCCGGTCACGACACTTCCCGACCAGAGGATCGGATGTTGATAGCCGAGGCAGTCCCGGCAATTGTGGAGATAAACCCACCCGGTTGCAGCACATGGCCGACCAACTCAGGGAACGTATACGTCTCCGAGGGCAGTAACGTCTTGTTCTTGATGATCAAGTTCTGGTTACCCGACGAGTCAAACTGCGTCACGAGGTTGATCGAGATCGTGGCCGCCGATGCGCTGTAATTCGTCGCAGTGAACTTGTCGATGATGGCTGATACGTTCGTAGCCGTGTATTGGGTTACTTGCGTGTTCTCGGCAATCTTGGCCGGGATCAAGACTTTTACGTTAACTGCCATGTGTCACCTAAAAGGTAAATACCATTCGGACGCGGCCGTTAGTGCCGACCAAGCCCGGATCGCCGCCCTCTACCGGGTCACCACCGTTGCCGCCAGCGCCAGCAGTGAGGCTATTGTCGCCTACGATGCCCGTAGCGCCGGTTTGGGTAAAGGCAGCCCCTCCGTTACCATTTACTGACGGCGGCACCGTACCGCCCGTCTGCGTGCCTCCAGCGCCTTGCTGGCTGCCAAATATGCCAATACCGCCGTAGCCGCCAAAGCCGCCCGTAGAGATCATTTCGTCTAGGGCGTAGGTTCCGGCGTAGACAACAGACTGGGTGCCAGCGCCGCCCACAGCGTCGCCTACAGTGCCGCCTCTACCGGCAGCACCGACAGTGTACAGAATAGTTTTAAGGGCATCTGGCGCGGTTAACACAATGACTCGTTTAGCGTAGGCACCGCCGCCACCACCGCCACCGGGGTTCTCTTGGGGTTCATACAAGAACTCGCCAAATATCTGGGTGACAGTGCCGTAGCCACCGCCACCGCCTGCGCCCCACACCTCAATGGTGACGCCCGTGGCTCCCGTGGGAATCGTGACGCTACCCGACCCAGACGAGAAGTCGAATACACCGGCACCGGCTCCCCCCGTCGTGCCTGCAATCGCCGCTGCTAAGGTAGCGCCGCCCATTAGGACAATCCCGCTCCGCTGATCAGCCAAGACGTGCTGCCAATCTTGACGCAGGTAGCCAAGCCGTTACGAGCCAAAGTGCGAGTGCCGGTCGTGGTGCTGTTCGCCAGAGTCAGGGTGTCGGTCGTAATGGAAATCGACAACGCGCTGGTATTGACGTTGACGATAATAATCACGGTGCCCACCGGGAACGCGACGGCCGAGTTAGCCGGAATAGTCAGCGTTAGGCTGGTGCCGTTCATCAAAATGGACTTGCCGCGATCTGCCAGCACTAACTGATAGTTAGCCGTCTTAGATACCTGCGGGGCTTCTCGATAGCCCACAGCATAGTTCGCGCTAACCGAGTCGTTGTCCGGGATCAGCGGCGTGCCGGTGAACGTGGGCGAGGCAATCGGCGCATAGGTTGCTGCCGCAGCCGTCGTCGTCAGGGCGTTGGTAATGCCATACCCGGCTACGGTCGTCGGCGTGCCGGTAATCGTGGACCACGCAACGCTCTCCGTAGAGATGTCGTTGATGCCAGCGATGTCGTCGTACTCGCCAATCTGAATATCGCACGAGTCTTTCAGCACGAAGCGGTACTTAACGCCTTCGGCCAGCCACATGTCCTCTGGCAGTCGTCCGCCGCTATCAAGAATGATGGGGTTGGAGTTAGCCGTTGTGCCAAGAATCGACGTATACGTCGTCAGCGGGGTCGTGGTGCCAGCAGCGTAGGTATAAATCTTTCCGCCCGACAGCACAGAGCCGTCATCGGTAAAGAACTGCGCCCCGGCTCCCGCAAAGGGTGAAAGGTAAACGGTCATACGTACACCTGCATAACAGTCAAAATGATTGAAGGAATGGCCGGAACTGGAGGAGCGGCGGCAAATTGCTGCAACTGCACGTCCAGCGCATCCACGGAAAAGTACAACTGAAAGTAATCGCCGTTAGACAACGGCAAGAAAAAGTTAGCGGCAGAGAAGATTTCGGCGTTGTTGCCTTGAATCTGAATCAGTGACGCAGAGTTTGCTACGGCAGTGCCGTTGATAGCAGGCCAAATATACAGTCGCCCCGTACCGCCCGAAGTCTTGTCTACCTGAATAGAAAACTGGACATTGTAGATAGCAGGTCGAGTAACTTTAATCTTGCTGCTATCGGCTGGGTCACGGTAAACGCCATACGCCGGATCAGCATTGTTGTACGTGATGGCGTAGGCCGTGTTGATGACCGTTGCCGCTTGAGTCTGCGTTGAGAAAAACGAACCGTAGTTGATAAGACCCGGTTCAAACCGAGGCGGCCCTTTTTGCAGATCGTCTAGTTGCCCCTTGACTACCGCCAACTCGTCCTCGACGTTAGCCGCCAACGCTGGCGCTAATTCAAGGTCAGCAATGGTGGTCTGCGTAGTACCACCACCAGTTAACTGAAACTGATTATTAAGAAAGCGAAACCATTCACGCGAAATCTGGCCGGTGCGCTCGTCAATAAACGGCACACGCGGGGCAGGGATTTGCGTGATGTTCTGGGTCACGACGAAGTGCCGCTCAGTTGCAGTTCAGCGCCCATGATGGCGACCTTGACCGGATCGGTGCCGCTGATCTCGTACACGCGGTCACGCAACTTCAAAGTCATGCCAAGGCGTCGAAAGATAGCGCGAGTGCCGTATTGACCAGTGCGACCCATCGACACAGTGCGCTCGCCGTTCCACGTATGACCGCCGTCGTCAGACCATCGCAGCATCAACTGCGGGTTAGCGCCAACAACAGGCGTCGTCTCAATCGCAAGGCTCAAGCCATCGTCCTGCACAACACCTAGTATGTTGTTGCAGGTCTGAGTCTCAATATCTTGTGGTACGTTGGTTCCAAGGTTGGCGTTGAGCGACGGTGCGCCAGTCTCAGTGTTAATGATGACTTGCGTTTCAGTCGTAATCTCTGTGGCCGGGTCAAACGCATCAACACCCGGCAAGCCAACGCCTGTCTCGCAGTCAATCTGAAGCGTGTGGTGAGCGGTACGTTTTAGATCATTACCGCCGGTTGGCAGCGCACGCCAAGACCGCAGCCACTTCTGCGTAACGCCAGCGTCGGAGTACACGTCCAGATCAAACGCATACAGGCGACCGTTCTGGTAATCGCCAATGATTGGATCACCGTTGAAACGAGCATGGCAGTTACCACGGTGGCGCTTGAAGTCGCCATTACGGAAACCAGCACGCTCGTGCCACGAGCCTGTCGCCGCGTCAAACACCCATGTTGTATCTGCGTTGGTAAAGTTCAACACGTAGAACGTGTGGCCGTCTTGTTGGTACGTATAGCCCACAGCATCGGCAAGGTTGCCGTATTGCTGAATGGCGTACTCAACTGCATGGGTAGATACGCGCACGCCTTGGTAGCCATTGGCTCGATACACAATGCCCTGACCCCGAGCGTCTGCGCCGAGCCAGAAGACGGAGTTATCCATCTTGGCGACCGAGTACGGCGCAATACAGCCGATCTCGTTATAGGCGCCTTGGATACGGGTGAGCGGAAAATCGGCATCGCCGGAGTTGTACCAGACCTCCACGGAGTTCGTGCCAAACAGCCACGCCTCTCGATGGTCAATGATCAGGGATACTAGCCCGTCTGGTGAACCCTCAGCGCTTGCAAAATCCAAGGGGTCAATAGACAAGCCGTCCAATAGGCTTGTGACCCAGACGCGTTGCGAGTTCGGTTCGTTGAATACAAAGTAACCGTCAAGGTAGCCAACCGTTACCGCACCCGGAAAGTCGGGGTCAGTAATCTGGGCAAACGTGTCGGTTGCCGTGTTAAAGATGTAGCCGTCAGGGTTGGCAGCAATAAAGATTTGCGTGCCGTTGTCGGCCATAGATACCGGGCCTGTGCCCGAGACAAACCCAACAACGCTAGAGGCAGCGTCTTCTAAAAGAATAGTGCTGCCATCTTCTAACAACACTAGCGAGTCGTCTTCCAGCAACAACTGGTTTAGCGCAGCAGGCGCATAGTTAGAATCTAACTTATAGAACTCGTTACCAGAAACGACGTACAAGTAATTGCCTAGCGACCACAAGCCACGGATAGGTCCAGTGCCAATCGTGGCCTGTAGAGCCAAGCCGGGGCAGCGTTGCAAGTATGCAGGCTCCTTGCCGCCCTCGGGAATCACTTCTGGGTAAAGATTGACCATCCGGCTGTCGGCTGCATTGACCGACCGGATTACATACGACGACCCGAGGATCGGCGTCTTCATTAGAAGTTGCCCGTGAAGATATTAAAGCGCGGTCGGTTGACAAGCAGTGCCGCAGGCATTGCCATCAGGTCATCCGGGTTATTGATGCGCTTCAAGTCGCGCTTGCTAGTCATAGCAATGCGCTGCACCTGCGGAGAGGGTTCGACACCGAACTCTGCCGCAAGTTCACAAGCCAAGTTAAATCGGAAAGCCCGCAAGTATCCCGGCGGGAACGCGAGGTTAGTGTCTAGCGCGGCAGGAGTAGCCAACGGACGCACCGACACAAAGTGGAACTCCAGCACCTTGGTCGGCACCGGATAGATATAGATCTCTACGTCCGGGTAGGTCATATTGACCCACATCAACTGCGGATACGTGGACGTTACCGTTTTAACTGCAATACTGTTGTACTGCTGGTTATTGATTAGTTTGATGCCATACGACACGTTGGTCGAGGCATCACGGAAATAGGTGGCGTCGTCCATCAGGATAGGACGCTCGGCTACAAACACGCCGGTCGGTCCCATCGTAATGGTGCGGACGTTAGGCAGCCAGTTATAGACCTGATCTTGGGTCGAGTAGACCGCCAAACGCTCGGTACTCCACGAGTCGAGCATCTGGTTCAAAGCGGTGAGGGCATCCTGCGACGTGGCCGCAGAAGGGACTTCGCCCTCGGCCAACTGCCCGATCAGCCGCAACGCGCCGTTGATTTGATCGGCAGCAGTTGTAGCCATGACTTACTCCTTACGGCGGCGACGCGTTCTCAACGCATTATGCTGAGAATCCCCCGACGCCGCCACATCTGACGACGCCGAGGGTTCAGACTCATTAGGGTTGGAAGGATCAAACTCCTCCCATCCTTGTTCCATATCTTCCCTCGCTTCCAGCCAAGAGATAGCAATTTTTTCCCCATGTCTGGGGTGGCGAAGGTAGATATTGGACATATTACGAAACGCTGAAGTTGAGCATGTAGACCGGGAACGTGACAGTGTTGGCAAGCGTGCCCGTTGCCGCAGCGCGGATACGGAGACGATCACCGGCTGCCACTACAAGGTTTGCTGCCGTGCCGTTCAGCGACAATACGCGTTGAGCATTAGCAGTCAAAGCGGTGCCACCCGTGGTCTTAGTCGTGTTGGCATCGGTCGCCGCCAGCATCGCTGCGGTGCCCGAACCAGACGTACCAAGGTTGGTGATAGTAAACGTAATGTAGTTAGTATCGCTTGCAGCCAGCGCATCAACGCCTGAGAACCACGCAGCCGACAAAACGCCCGACACCGGAGCAATGACGAACACGTCGCTATTGCCCGTTGTCGTAATCGTTGCGCCCTGCTGCGCTGCGCTGAATCCGCTACGCACGTTGGAATTAACGAGCGTGGCCGAGTCAAGCGAGCCGTTGATAATCGCCTGATCCGCAAAAGCAACACCAATCGCCTGTGTATTAGGCATATCAATACCCCTTTAGGTGGTGCCCTCGGCGGGTTGCCCCGCCGAGGGCGTTGCCATTACGAAACGCGGTAGACGGTCCAAGTGCCAGAGCCAGTCTTACGAGCGCGGAAGTGGCCGGACGAAGCCGCCGAAACCGCACCCGCACCAACCAGCGTCCAGCCCGTGCCGACAGCCACCGTGATTGCATCCGAACCCGACGCATCAATGTTGATGACGTAGAAGTCGAAAGCCGAATCAACCTTATCAGCCATTGACGGATAGGCGGCCTCAAGGAGAGCCACCGTTGGCAGCGTCAAGTTGCCAGCCGTACCGTTAAAGGTGAAAAGGCCGTTGACCAACTGAGCAGCCGTTGCCGTAGCAGCAGCCGTCAGCGCGGTCGGGGCGCCCTGCGGGAAAAACAGCGGCTCAGTACCGCCCGCGCCAACCTGATATCCACCAGAACCATTAGGAAGTGCCATTTTAGTTACTCCTTAAATTTAACCATTAGCCCCAGAGGCGGACAGCCATCTGCGGACGGATCACCGAGTAGCCATACAGCACGTCGATACGGCACGGCATACGGTCGTTGTTGATGTCGTACTGACGAACAACGCGCATGGAGACACCGTTGTGGACCTGACGCGAAGCCATGTCAACGCCCTGCGGGAGCAGGAGGTCAGCCGTGGCAAACGCAATCGCGTCGCGGTGGTACACGAGGTTCTGCGGGTACTGGCTTGAAGCGCCACCCAAGAAAGTGACAGCAGCACCAGACTGCGGGAACGAGTTAACCGTAGCAAGCGCGTTGCCAGAGGTGTAGATCGCCGGGCTGATCTTCACAGCAGCATACGCACCGCCAGCGGCAGTCACGTCTTCCGTCACCACGAACTGCTGGAGCGAACCAGTCGATTCGCGGGTCTGCGGGTTGACCGCAAACACGTTGGCAATCGTGAACACGTCGCCCTTCTTGATGGTCTCGGTGCCAGAGCCGGTGATCGCAATCTCCGAAGCGCCCTGCGTCGAAATCGTCGTGGTCACGGTGTGGGCGCCAGCGCGGCTACCAGTCGTGAACTGCTTGATCGACTGCGACATGGCAAGTTCGTCGTAACCGAGGATGCCTTCGCCCATCAAGCCGCTCTTGAACTGCTTGCTGATCGTGGACACCGGGTTAAACAAGCCCTTCATGCCTTCCACGAGCGCGGCGTTAGCGGCCGGGTTCACGGTGGCGTAGCGGGGCGACATGCCAGCAGCGGCTTCGTTCAACTTCTGCTGCGCCTGCAACAGAACGAGCGAGGTGCCCGGAGTCGTGCCCGGAGTACCAACCGACTGGTAGATGTTGTTGAACGAGTTGGCAACGTCAGCGTCGATGCTGGCGGCCAACTGGCTGATACGCGGCTTCAGCACGCGCTCGGCAAAGTCGTCCAACTGCATCGTCATTTCGGCGGTCGTGAAGTTGACGCCGATGTGCTTCTGCGAAGCAACCGTCAAGGTCGTGAACTGCTCGTTGTCGTCCTGAACTTGCAGGGCGGCACCGTCGGTCACAAGAGCGCGGTCCGGCAGACGGATACGCAGCGTGGTGCCGATCTTGGCGCCTTCGACAGCGTATGAGTCGTCGTACTGGCGGTTGACGTTGCGGGTGATTACAAGGTTGTTCTCAAGAATTTCGAGAGCCTTTCTCGTAATCATATCAATTGTAAGAAGTGTATTAGCCACGAAAGTGTCTCCAAAAAGGTGTTAGCGGTTACGCGCTTCCCACTGTTTAATCTGTCGCTGACGCTCGCGCTCGATCCACTCTGACGCACTCATGGCCGCAATGGACCGTGGGTCTGTCGTGTCGTAGACCGGAGCGCCAGTGCCTTTTGCCGTGACAGGCTTAATCGGCGGGGGCGCACTAGTAGTCTTCTTAACCGGGGCGGGACTGTCGGCCATTTTGGCCTCAATCTTCCCGATTTCCTTAGCCTGAAGGAACTGCGGTAAGCGGGAAATGCGCTCGGCTTCCTTCGGATTAGACCCCAGAAAGTAGGCTATATCTGGCCCCAATTCTGACGCCTGAATCGTCTGTGCCATCACAGTTGTGATCGGCAGCGAGTTGTTGTACGCGACTTGCTCGAAGTCGTCGTACTTGTCACGCGCCGCTTCTTCACGCTCGTGATACGCCTCTAGGAGAGCCATCTGCTCCCGCTCTGCTTCGCGTCGGGCGAGGAGTTCCGTTGCTTTGCGTTCGGCCAGAGCCTCGGCATAAGCCTCGGGGTCTTCGTCTCTGCTAGGCAGTGCGGCTGGCTCAACCGGAGTCGATTGCGCCTTTAGCACCTGCTCTCTTTCCCAACTCTTACGCGCTTTCCTTAGTCTTTTATCAATGACTTTATCCAAATCATCTTGTGTAAAGAGTTTTGGTTCAGTCTTCTCCGGCTCCGCTACCTCGGGGGTAGCATCTACGGTTTCCGGGGCTGCCGTAGCCTCGGGTTCCGACACGGCCTCTGCCGCTACAACTTCAGGGACTTGGTTTTCGTCCGACATAAACTTCCTTACGGAAACCTGATGAAACGCATCAGTACGGTAAAACTTTAACTTACTAGTTGCTTTCGTGCAACATTAAACGATGCCTACCCACGCGCCAGCACGCTTTTGATAAATGGTTGTCAAAGCGCCGCCGTCGCTGCGGAAGTAGAAGTCACCGTTGTTGCCGTTGGCGTTGTTTGGGGCGCCTTGCCCACCCAGCAAGCCAGCCTTGTCTTGGTCGGAGCCACCGCCCGTGCCGGGGTAAATGTGGCTCTTGGAAAACACCTTACCGTCAGCCTTCAAGACATAGAAATTTGGCGATGCGCGAGTGCCGCCCCAATAGAAGTTACCTGACGGGTTAATCGAGCCGATGTACGACCCGTTTTGCATGATGTTGAGGTAGCCTTCAAAGTTGTTGAAGTACCCGTTCCAGATGTCGTAATACTTGCTTGACCCCAGCGAGTTGCCAAACCGAATGTTTGACTCCGGGCTAAAGTTCAACTGCAAATACGCTGTATCTACAAAGTTCGTAATAGAACTGTTGACGATAGCCGTTGCCGTGCCCGGAAGCGTGGACTCCGAATCCAAGTAGGAGAACGTGCAGTTCTCAATCCAAAAGGAACCCTGCCCTGCTACAGCCGTGTCTAAATACAAGTCGGCGTGAGTAGCATTGCCAATCGTGCTGCGGCAGGATCGGAAGGCGATGTTGTTGGACGATGGGCCGGATGCGCCTTTATCCACTTTAAACACCGGAGCGCCAATCGCAATCGAGGTGTCGTAACTAGTGCAGTCCTCGACGATAGAGTTAGCGCATGAGAGCAAGTGGATACCACCGCTAGATGCGTACTCCAGCACACCCTGCTTAATAAATACGTTAAAGGCAGCGCCCGAGGCGTTGGTGCTTTCAACCCAAATGCTCGGCTGGCCTGCGGCGCTTTGCCCGTTAGCCGTACTCCAAAAGTTAGAGATTGAAATGGAATTGATCGTAAACGCTTTGAGGTAGATAGCAGGCAGCGAGTTCGTCGGGACGTACTCGTACTCAAAGTCGTGCATCCAAATGGAGAAAATGCCATCGCTGGCACCGCCACCCATGTTTCCGTAGATAACCGACTTGGCGGCGTTCTTCTGCACCAAGCACACGCCCGACATTTCAATTTTGGCAACGACGCCAGTATTCGACCAATTAAAAACGTGCCCGCCACCAGATGCAGACTCGATAAACAAATCGCGGAAACAAACGCCAGTGATCAAAGAAGCGCTGTTTACAAAAATGTCGCTGGTACTGCTGAACAGACGGCTACGACCAGCGTTGTATGCGCCCAATTCGGCACGCATCGGCCCCTGATAAGTAATGCCCGGAAGCATTGGAATAGCAGACGTAACCTTGTACTCGCCGGGCGGGAAATACACGGTAGCGCCGCCAATCGACGCGGCATAGTCTTGGGCAGCAACGATGGCGGCAGTGTCATCGGCTACGCCGTCACCTACCGCACCAAAGGACTGCACCGAAACCACGTTGTTTGATCCAAATGCAGAAGCCGTTGTTTTCTTGGTTATTCCGTTCTGATCTAACGGAACCAACTCCGCACCCGTCAGCGGCGTGGTTGCATCTGGCAACTGCGAAATTTTAATCGTGGTCATTTATGTAACCCTTAAGCAGTGGTGCTGTCAGTAATAAGCCCCGTGCTTGCGAGCGCCGTCAGCAAAGATGCGAGGGCTGCGTTACCGCCACGGGAGCCCGTAATCGTCTGTTTCGTCTGCGGCGAGGTGCCGTAGAAGCCAATAGCCGCTGGGCCAAGGCTCAAGTTTTTGACGTTTTGACACCAAAACTGCTGTTGGCCGGTGCCGAACAAGAAGTTTACAAAGTCTTCCGGGCTACCAGCGGTTAGTGCAGCGGCAGAACCTTGAACGAACCGTTCCGTTCCGCAAATCACATCGGCGCGAGCATTGGTTTCGTTAATGTCGCTATACGCGTTACCGACCACGTTCCAGTGGTGGTAATACGTGCTGTTATCAATCAAGTCGTAGAAGATGCAATTCTTGACGATGCTGCGTCCGGCGCCGACTACAATCGTGTCGGTTACGGAACCGGCAAAACAGTTGGAAATCTCGCTCATGGCGATAGCGCCAACCGTGATCGGGTTGAAGTTACCCGCGAGCGTGGTGTCCATTATTGACAGATGCAGACCGCCGACAGCGCCCGTTTTGATGCCGTTGCCAAAATTGCCTTCAAACCATGCGTTCTTAATGGACGCGACGGCATAGCCGACTTCATCGTCCATCGTCACGTCGTAGTAGATACCGCCGGTGCCAGTGTCGCCCGAAGTGCCGTTAAAACTAATGTCGGTGCCGACAACATGCACGCCACCGGCTTGCTTAATGTACAAACCCCAAGTGGTGTTACCGCTGAACTGACCGCCGTAGAACGTCACTAAGTTGCTGTAGACATTATCGGCAGACTTTTCGCAGTAGTAACCGTAGAGGTTGTCTTGAAACGTGCAGTCGTACACGTCAAACACCAAACCGCCACGGCAATACAAACCGTAGTTGCAATTTTCAATAAAGACGTTACGCAACACCCAGCGCCCATAGTTGGTCGCTCGAAGGCCGTTGACGTTACCGACGTCGTTACCGTCAATCTCAAGGTCAGAGATTTCGCTGTACGGCTCCAACATGGACGCGATGCCTGAAAAGTCCAGCACAGGCGTAGCGTCAGAGCCAAACTTGCGAAGGACGGTGGATCGCTTGCCGCTGCCCTTAATGTTGACCGTAATCGGGTTCGTCCAGTTGCGGACGATCGAGGTCACGCGGTAAGTGCCCGGCGGGAAGTACACCGTACCGCCGCCCGCGCCGTATACGTAATCAATCGCAGCCTGAATGGCAGCCGTATCGTTGGTCGTACCGTCGCCGGTTGCGCCATACGCCTTAACTGACACCATCTCGCCCAACTGGGCAATGGTTGCCTTCTTGGTTACGCCGCCATCAACGATGGGCACCACAGCGCCAACGGATACCGGATTGGTTGCAGCGGGTAACTGGGAAATCTTTATGGTGGACATGTTTTACTCCGCCCAAGGCAGTGCAACAGGTACAGATTCGTCTTTCGGCGGCTGAACCGAAGCGGCTAATTCAGCCGCTTTTTGTTCCCACGCTTTCTTGTGCGTCAGGTTCCACACCCAGCCGAGAACGATCTCCTCGGTCAGATTAGCCAGAGGGATGAACTCGCTGCTCGGCTTTACCAGCCGCGTCGTCTCTCGCAACGGGCCGAGACTCCAATCGACAAAAGCCACGACGTTCTCGTGTCCGTGCGCTTGCGGGAGAATCCGCAGACCTTCGACCTTCCAGTTGTTCATCACTTGTCCTCGTCAGCAGGCAGCGGCTCGTTGCCTTCTGCAAGCCATGCTTGAAACTCGGGGTATTGGTCATTGCAAGTCAGGCGGCACAAACCGTCGTCGTCAATACGAGCATAAATTTGTTGCTCGTTATCGCGCTTTGGCAGCATTTTGTAAATCATAGTTCTGCACTCCATCCAAGATAAGCCGTTGAGTTTACCCCCGTTGCTTGAGTTACATTGCCAGCAACAATGCTTGACGCAACAGTAAAGTTTACCGCGCCATAAGCCGTGGTTGTTAATACTGACGCAAACGCAGGAACGGCTGAACAAAGCACCGCCGCGCCTGCTGCTGAATAAAGTTGATAATCACCAGCAGTTCCTGATTGTTCCAAAGCAGATGGCGCAACTCGCATAGTGACAGGATATGGAATTAGCGCGCCCGCTGACGTTGTTGAATAACATTGAGCAAATCCAAACGGATAGTTAGCGCCCGTTGATTTAAGGCGATAGTAATACCGCTGACACAGCATCAACTCCGTGCCAAACGGTCTGCGCTCGAACGGAGTGGCGACGGAGCCGGTTTCAAGTTGGACGCCGGTAACGTACCAAGTGGCGTTGAGAGTGCCGATGACGGAGACAGCGCCGGTTGGAGCAACTACGTTTGCCGAAACCCACGCCCCCGCCGTCCCGCTGCGATCTGGGCCTGCGCCAAGACCAAAAACCACTTGAACCCCAAGGCCAGTCGTAGTCAACCAAGTTCCAGATGTATCGCCGGGAATAGTTACGGTTTTATATTCCCATGTATCAGCAACGGAAATTGAATAAGAAAACGGATATGAACGAGCACCGCCGTTATTTCGCAACGACCCACCAAATGTACCAGTAAGGCTAGAGCGAACCCAGAAGGACAACGTAACCGGACGAGCAGATGCGGTTCCCCACATTAAGTCAGCGACATTAGTTCCTTCTACCCCCTGACTAAAATTTAGGGTTTGCGCCGCAGTTAGCGTCGCATCTGCTGTAGTGGCGGTTACTTTTACCGAATTAACAAACCCTGACCCTGTAGGCACGGACGAATCTTGTTGCGCTGAAAATGCTCCATCGCTCGTATTTGTTATTGCAAACCGATCAACAGGAAACGCTCCGCTTGTCGTCACCGCCGCCCCAGCATTGCGTTGGTCGATCCGCATATCGCCGTTGATGATGCGGTTACGGAAGAACACGCCGTTGCTGTTAAACGCAGCCGCGACCGAGCCGCCAGCAGCCACAGCCACTTCGTCAGCAGCCGGGAAGTACACGCCGGTATTGGTGTCGCCCGTGTTCGTGATCGCAGGAGCCGACGAGGTTCCGTCAGCGAACGATGCTGCACCCGATGCCGAGAGCGTCGTAAATGACGCTGCGCCGGAAGCAGATAGCGTCGTAAACGCACCCGTGTTCGGCGTAGTTGCGCCGATAGGCGGCATCGAGGCCGCAATGTTCGTCAGCGTCAGTTTGTAGTTTGCGCCACCACGAGCAATGACATACTCGTCACCAGCCTGTGCCGGTGCGCCTGAAGGCAATGCGCTGATTTTAGTGTCGGCCATGTTATGCCCAACCTCTTACCGGATTACCCGGCGTTTCAAGTAAGATTTTTGCGATTTTATTAACATCAAAATCGCTCATGTTAATGACACGCACATTAGCGTGGAAACCGTCAAGCGGTTTCATCTCCGGCACTTCGCCGTCCTCGGTTTGCAATACCTTGCCGGTCGGCTTGTAGATCGCGCCGATCACATCCAGAGCGTACTTATGGCCGTCAGTAACCTGCCAGCCTTGGTCGCTTTCGGTCACAACGCCTGCCGCCTCTAATACGTCGTACAGGGCTGTGGCGTCGGCTGCTTTCAGGTAGTAATCAAGCGACATGCAAATAACACCTTTTTGTTGCTGCGCGATACACTGCGCTTCTGCAAATCCCGAATTTCTCCGAAAGATTTTTTACTTTTTCACCGGATGCGTACAAATTACGCAACTCTTCTACTTGTTCATTTGCAAGTTTAGCCCTAGCAACGTGCTGCTTGCCTTCTGCTTTAATTCTTGCGCGATATGCTTTTATTGACAGCCCAATTTTATAAGCATGCTCTTGTGTTTTTGGCTTTTTCTTTAATTCAGAAAATTGACGGCCTTCTTTAAGCATGTCTTGAATATTATCTTGTTGTGTCCCAATCATTAAATGATCGGCATTGCAGCAAGATGGGTTATGGCAGGAATGCCTTACAACCATGCCGTTTTGAATTTCGCCGTAACGCAACACGTATGCAATTCTATGCGTTCTAGTTGCTTTTCCTTTTAGGCTAAAAACACCGTATCCGTCTGGGTTTTTATAACCAGACCATTCAAGGCAGCCATTCTGTTTTTCAACAAGTTGGTCTAAAAACTTTTGCACTCTGTTTTTACCAACTTCAAGAATAGCGTTTTCTTTGTTTGCAGTTTTCATGCCGTGAGTGCCTGCAAAGTAGTGTTTGGCAATCTTTGTGGATAGAAGGCAATGCGACGGATGGTGCCGTTGAGTTTGATTGTGCCATCTGCATCTGCGCCAATTCTTAATTGGTTAACAGTCGGAATGTTTGCAACCGTATCCGTCAATGGCGTGGCTCCATTGCGCGTAAAGGCAATGTCATTTGTTTTATATGCAAGGGCAAATTTAGTCGCCGCAGTAGTTTGCCCACCAAAACCGTTATTCCATTGAGTTGATCCGCTTTCAACTCCGATTGACGCGGCTGTGTTTGTGGTTGTTATTCCCCGAATAATCATTCGGTTATTAAACGTACCATCTGAAAGCGCAGCCGCTCCTCCGTTATATCCCGTCGCGTTTACAGCATATTCAACAAGCAAAGTGCCTTCTGATGCGTTGTACCAACTGCTGAAATTGCTGCCGGTCATGTCATCGTTATCTGCGTTGCGAGTCAGAGCGGTGGTGGTGGTCGGGATATAGGAGGTGGGCAAGGCTCCGGCTTCTAGTTGTGCGCCGTAAATAAAAATGTCCCCGTTTGTCGCTCCAATAATGCAGCGAACAGAAGTTGCGCCAGCAGCCATTGTTCTGGTTAGCGATATGCGCTGCCATGCGGAAGTGACTGTCAACGTAGCAGTAGAAGTTGATCCGCCCGTTGAGTCACGCAATCTTAATTCAACGGTCGTTCCTCCATTGGATTTAACAAAAACAGAAAACGTATAGGCAGTAGAAGCAGAGATACTTATAGATTCTTCTATATTGTCTCCGCCTAACGTAGTGCTAGTTGCACCGGCCAAGTTTGATGCAGACGTTAAACCATCAGGCCCCGTCGCTGCTCCGGCTGTAGCAACCGCAGTACCGTAAACCGTCCAGTAGGTTGCATTAGCAAAGTCGTTGCTATTGGGGAAACTATTCGTCCGTTGCTCCTCAATGAGCAAGCCGAGCGGCTGTAGCGTAGAGGGGTTGTAGTCAAAGCGAGGGGCGTAGTAGGCCGCAGTTGTCGTCGGGTAATACGTCGTCAGCGACGAGGTGACGCCGCCTTCTATGTTGGCGAGGTTGAGTTGGGCGCCCCAGAGGAAAATGCCGGAGGTGCCGTCTCCGGTATAAACGACAGTTGTCCCTGTACTAACCAGCGTAAACGCAACGGAAGCAAGCGTTCCAGATGTATAAGGGATGCCTGACAATGTACAACGATACCAACCGTCGCCAACAAGCGTTATTGTTCCAGAAACTCCCGATGCAGTTCCCGTTACGCTTGTAGATGTTACTGTCCCTAACGACAAATCAAAAAACCCAGTTAAAATGCCTCCACTCGCATTTTCATATAATTGCGCTCTGACGATATTTCGCTCGGCTGCTTTTGCGTAAAAACTTAATGTTGCTGAATTTGACGCAGAAAGAGGCGCCCCCGTTTGAATAACGCGGTGCGACACTCCTGATGCGGTATTTTCAACCAATTTATCCGCTGTTTGCGTCCCGTTTGGTGCAACCGTAGCGTCAGTTGTAATTGAAGCCTCAGCAGCAGTCCAAGTTGTTTGAAACGTCTGCGATTGCAACAGTAAATTATGCTTCGCGTACTTCAGCGTACCCGTGGAGTCAAACAGCGTAGCCTGACTGCCGCGAGAGAAGGTTACTCGGGAATCAAGTGTCTGGTTGTCTATAAAATCAAGGTTCAGCGCGGGATAAGGGTTGACCAAAGGCGGCAACCCCAAAGAGAGAATAGAGGGCAACCCTAACGGCAGCCCGTTCGGATCATTCGCCCCGTAACTCATTGCGCGTTGATAGGCTTTGCGTAGACCGTGCCGCCAGC